GTTGTGGGCGACATCTACAAGTTCCGCCGTATGGGTAAGGGCTTGGCTAACCAAAAATCTACTTCTGATCTCGTCACTCCAATGGACGTTACTCACGAGTTCAAGAATGCGACTCTCGCAAACTGGAACGCTCCTGAGTACACCGACATCTTTGACCAGCAGGAAGTAAACTTTGACGAGAAGCAAGAGCTTGCGAACACTATCGCTGGCGCTCTTGGCCGTCGTTGTGACCAGCTTGTCATTGACGCGATGGATGCCTCTACTCCGCTGACTACTACAGTCGCGGCTGGTGGCACCAACTTGACAATGGCTAAGGTTATCGACGCTCAGGTTGAGCTTCGCGATCAGGGTGTTCCATCTTCTGAGTTGTTTGCTGTTATCGAAGCAGGCGGCTTGGGCGGATTGTTGAACGATGAGAAGGCAACTTCTAGCGACTATCAAAACATCAAGGCACTTGTATCTGGTGAAGTCAACACACTTGTTGGTTTCCAGTTCATGGTGATCGAAACTCGTACTGAGGGTGGTTTGACTGAAGCGGCGAATGTTGTTGACTCTTGGTTCTTCCAGCGTCCAGCTGTTGGCCTTGCTATCGGCATCGACATGAAGACAGAAATTAACTGGATTCCCGAGCGTACAGCTTGGCTTTCAAACGGTATGTTGAAGGCTGGTTCTGTTGTACGTGACGAGGGTGGTCTCGTTAAAGTTCAATACGACAAGACTGCATAAGGAGAACTAAGTCATGGCATTTGATTACACTAAGCTCTCTCGCATTGGCGGTATGGGCGATTCTCAGAAGGTTTACGCTTATGCGTCAACTGACTCAATCGCCACTGTTACTGGCGCGGATTACTTCCTGCCAGCAATCAATGAACTCGAAGTCAACGACATCATTTTCGTAAGCGACTCGGATGCGGCGGCTGTTACTATCACTTTTGTGAAGACTAACACTGGCACTGCAATCGACTGCGCTTCCGGAACTGCACTCGGCGACAGCTAAGTTCCTCGGCCCCTTCGGGGGCCATTCTATTTCTAGGTGAGTTATGGCGAGTAAGATCGACTTAATTAGCAATGCGCTTATTCTGATCGGGGATACTCCGATTAACGCACTTACTGGCGGATCACGGCGCGAGACAGTTGCCAACAATCTTTACGACAACATAGTCCAGAACGAGCTAACCAAGCATCGTTGGGGCTTTGCACGTAGGAAGGCACAGATATCTCTGCTGACGGATACCCCGGTTGACCCCAATGGCTGGAGAAGCATCTACCAGCTACCCACTGACATGCTGTTTTTGATCACTGTTACCCCTGATTCCAACTATCAGATATACGGTGACAAGGTATACAGCAATTCATCCCAAGCCCTATATGCTGACTACATTGCAAACGTCACTGAAGATGAGTGGCCCGTGTACTTCGCAAAGATGATCGAGTACGCATTGGCTATGGACTTCGCGGCAAGCATTAGAGACAGTTCTGCGGCTAGGGGTGAGATGGCGGCGGCCTATGTGAATGCGTCCCGTATGGCGCGATTCACGGACTCTCAGCAGTATCCTACGGAGCAACTACGAAGCAACCCGTTCACTAATGTGAGGTTCTAATGGCGTTTGATAACGAGACCCTTTCACACGTTGGCGGAGCCTCTCCAGCACCAAGGATTTACACCTATTACACTGAGGATTCTCAAGCGGTTGTAACTGCTACAAACTATTTCAGTGGTGCTTCTACAAAACTCCAAGTCAATGATCTAATCCACATCATAAATACAACACTTGTTTACACGCTCATAGTAACGGCTGTCAGTAAAAAGTTTGTGACGGTAAAGAGGAGTGGCATTACTAGCGCTGGTTACGCAATCTATGACGATTCAAGAGTTGGCACATCAATCAGTTTGACGGCTGGCGTTTTCACAGTTGTCCCTAATGATGCGGCTGGTGCTGCTACTACAAACGCATACCTTCCTTTAGGCGTAACGAATTTATGGAACGCAGGAACAAGCTCTTTTGATTTTAGTGAACTTGCAGTCGGTGACGCTGTTGAAATAAGGCTGTTGGTTCAACCGACAACTGTCAATAACAATACTGAGATTGAACTAGATTTATTCCTTGGATCTGGCGTCAATCAGTACAAGGTGCCGTTTATTACCACCCAGAATTTTCAGTTTGCAGGTACGTTTGAGGCCACTAGATATACTTCTTTTCCTATAAGAGATGAAGATACAAGGATTTCTCCAGCGCAATTTAAAGCGATTGCAGATAAAAACTGCACTCTTCAGACCGATGACTTCTTTGTAAAAGTGACGCGCAATGGCTAAGTCTCGATTTATTCAGAACAACTTTGTAAGTGGCGAGCTGTCACCGCTGCTGCGTGGGCGAACCGATCTGCAACAGTATTACCAGGGATGCGAGACGGCAGATAACGTAGTCATCGTCCCCCAGGGTGGCTTGCGCCGGCGTCCTGGCACTGAGTTCATCGCTGAGACCACGCGCAACGTAATATCTTTTCCCTACACGGGAACCATGCCAAACGGTGGCACTGCGTCGGTACTGTATGGCAATGACGCAACAACAACGTCAACCACGGTAGCAATCGGCACAACCAATGATTACGTCGTAGTCAAAGCTGATAAAGGCGCAAGCAACATAGCTGATATCGAGTTTATAGATATTCGACAGATCAGCTTGTCGTCTGGCACTTCGACTGAGTTCAAGGTGCAATATTCCGCTGATGATGTGACGTATACCGATGCGGGTAATATTCCATTGATCGGCACGAATCCACAGGACTTCCGCATCAAGATTGGCGTATACGCTCGCTACTGGCGTCTGGTGCGCGTTGGCACGACTGACTTGGGATCAGCAACGATCACGGCGGCTGTATTCAATTTAATCCAAGAAACAGGAACGGACAGTGATTGCAAGCTGGAAGACTTCAGCGTTGAGGATGACCGTCATTACCTGATCGAGTTCACTAAAGCTAACATTGCAATCTTCCGATCTCAGCTTGTGGGTTTTAACATTCAGACCACAAGAGTTGCCGATATTAAGCCGACGTATACAAGTGGCGATGTTGACATATCAACTGTGCGTACAGCGCAGATTGAGAACGTCATGCTGGTTGTTGGCAACTTCGAGCCTATTCGTTTGGTGAATCTTGGTACGGATGCGGACTGGGTGATCGACAATATCCCGTTTACTAACGTCCCTCAGTACGATTTTGACGATGCGCAAAGCCCTACTCCGGTCGATGACGTGCAAGTAATGACGTTGGGCGGCGGTAGTTTGGCAATAGGCGATAGATTCCAGGTCGACATTGAGTCAATTCAGTCAAAAAACATCACATTTGCCGGTGATAGTACGGCTGACGAGCAAGCTGCAACCGTCTTTAACATCCAAAAGAATTTGCAAGACATGCCAGTATTTGGTGCGACCGGTGTGGCTGTAGCAAGAACAGGCGCATTGCAGTACACAATCACAGTATCGGGCGAATCAGCTAAAGATTTTGAGTTGTTCTCTGGCTTTTTTACTGAAGGCGATGCCAGCAATACGGTTTCATTTGTAAAGACAGCAAATGGCACTCCAAGAAAAGAGGATGTCTGGTCTGTTACCCGAGGTTGGCCTAAGAGCGCTTGCTTTTATGAGGGCAGGTTAGTATTTGGCGGCACTCAGTCAAAGCCACAATCTGTATTTTTCTCTAAAGCCGGGGACTTTTTTAACTTTGATACCGAAGACACAGACGATGATGACGGAATCTTTGCGACGATTTCATCGAGAAATCTTACTGACATAGTTGATGTTTACCCAGGACGTAATTTACAGATATTTACGTCGGGATCTGAATTCGCTGTTACTAGTCGGCCTGTTACGCCGGCAAATGTTCAGATCACACCGCAGACTTCGCATGGCGCAAACAAGGTTGAGGTCGAAGACGTTGACGGTTCGACCCTGTTTGTGGACCGGCATGGAAAGTCGCTACTAAACTTCCTGTATTCGTTTAACGAGGACGCCTATACCACCGACGATAGGTCGGTACTGGCCTCGCATTTGATCAATCAGCCGGTCGATATGGCGCTCCTAGCGGGCACTGCGAGTGACGATGCTAACTGGCTGTTTATTGTCAACACGGACGGTTCAGCAACCATTTTGAATACCCTGAGAAGCCAGGACATCAACGGCTTCACTAGCTGGAATACGAGCGGTGATATCAAGAGCGTTTGCGTAGTAGACGATCAGCTGTTCATGACGGTTGAACGTAACGTAAACAGCGTTGACAAGTTGTTTATTGAGCGCTGGGACTTCACCTATCTCATGGATTGCTCGATTAAGAGCGTACAAGTGGCTGGTGTCATCGACGGACTGGGCCATTTGGACGGTGAATCGGTCAAAGCTATTACGCGAGAAGGCTTCCAAGACAAGAACGAGGGCTATGTGCTGTCGTCTTACACGGTAGCTAGTGGCGAAATCACGCTTGATGCCAGTGAACAATACTCACTAACCACATATGAGGTTGGCTTGCCGTTTGTTCCTACGATTAAGCCTATGCCACTGAACACGAACATTGGATCAGGTGAAAATCAGATGCGCTTGAAGAAGATCATCCGCATGAACCTGCGCGTATATGAATCTTCTGGTGTTTATATCGATGACTTGCCAGTACCTATTCGCTCGTTTGGCGAGGCAGGTATCACGTCACCACTAACTAATGAGTCTATTGTCCCCACAAGTGGCATAATAGAGGATGTTTACGATATTAACGGCTGGGCTAGAGAGCCTATACCGACGATTACTTGTCCTGACCCTACGCCATTGCATCTTCAGATGATTGAATACGAAGTGGAGAGCAGCTGATGAACCTGGCACTTCAAGATGGCATCTACAAAGCGCAGGACTTATTGCTGCAAATGCCCCAGGCTGATTGCGAAGTGGTACATCATTTCGCAAATGGATTGTACGCCAGGGAGCTACAGATTCCCGCAGGAGTCGCGTTAGTCGGAGCGCTACATAGGACTAACCATGTCTTTACTGTGTCACAGGGCGAATGCTACGCGGTCACACACGAGGGTAAAGAGCACATTGTCGCGCCATACACAGGACAGACACATCCTGGTATGAAGAGAGTAATATACGCAGTAACGGATACTGTTTGGACAACTTATCACCCGACAAATGAGACGGATGTCGATAAGATTGCACAGCAAATATTGGAGCCAGAGCAATGAGTTGGGTAATAGCAGCTGCGGTTGCAGTGTCTACAGGAGCGCAGATATATGGCGCGTCTGTCACTGCTAAGGCGCAACAAGCACAAATTAAAGACCAGATGAAGCAGGAAGAGTTAGCTGCTAAGTCTGAAGAGCTGGCACGTCGCGAAGAATTGAACGCGGCACTGGCTGCTAATGCTATCGATGTATCACAGTCGGGCGTGGATGCCGCTACTTTTGCATCGCTCAGTCTAAACAGCGCACGACAAGCCGGACTTGCAGAGGGACAAGAGGAGCTTTCGTTTAGATTGCGCCAGGCAGCACTGCAGCGTAAGACTAGAAACGTCGGTGCTATTCGAGATGCACAGATTGCCAGCTCGTTACTAATGGCTCCAATTCAGTATATGACTCTGAAAGGCCCAGGCGATAAAAATCCAGGCAAGGGTGAACCGTAATGGCTCAACAGCGCATCAATTACTACGGCAGGATTAGACCTGCAAATATCGACGATCTGTCTGTACAGCGCGTACAGGCGGTTGCGGGTGTAATACAAGATGTTGCTGATATAGGAATAAAACTAGCGGGCGCAAAAGTAGAGCGAGAAGCTACTGAAGCGGCTGAAGCTGCTGCTGCACAAGCAAGTATAGAAACTGGTGCCCCGCAAGAAATGGATAGAGCATTCAGCGCTATCAACGTATACGACCAAACATATAACGATGTGCTTAAAAAAGCGTACTTGGCTGGTGCTGAGACGCAAGTAAGAGAGAAGATCAACACTCTTGCTGTTTCGTTTGCCGATGATTATCAGTCATTCAATGCTTCTGCTACCGCTTTGCGTAATGGTGTGCTCGAAGGTATGCCCGAAGAGTACCGACCGGCAATGCAACTGCAGATGGATTCTTTGATTGGT